CAGGAAAATGACGCTCAAACTCCTCACGGGGCATGTCCTCGGTTATGAAACACCATTCTGCATCGGCTCCGCACGGGTCTTGGATGTGCGGGTCCATATATACCGAGAACGAGTTACGAACGCGAGCAATACGGATGTCTTGGTCAAACGAATCGGGGTCGCAATACTCAGTCAGGATGCGGATATAGCCTTCGCCATACGTGACTTGGTTTTCGCAAGCCGTGTCGTAGGCAACGTCGGCATCCGAGATGTACTCGATGTGCCGGACGATACCGTCAAACACCTCAGCGACTTCAATGTCCGCCTTGTCATCGACCGGGATGACTTTGCCAGCAGGACGGTTCTGGCGTTGGTCGTTCGTGACCTGCCGGACGTGCTGGGGCAGTTTGTTGATGGTGAGGCAGGGACGAGCGTTGATCGTCTGACCCTGCACTGCGCCACGGGTGGCTAGGACTTCCTGCGGCCACTGCCAACGGTTGTCCGGGCTACCTGCCATAAAGCGCAGGTCGTCAAGTTCGCTGTCCCGAGACTCGCTATAAGCCGTCAGGGACAACTGCATCCGGGTACGCGCTTGGGCGAGGATATCGCCCGTACTACGCGCACGGCGACTCTGGGGCGTATTAGCCACCTGAGCCGCGCCCTTCATCCCTGTCGGGTCTTTAGCCATTACTTGCCCTTCTTACCGGCTTTGCGTTTAACCGAATACGCGATGGCAACGGCCTGCTTCACCGGCTTGCCAGCCTTTACTTCAGCGCGAATGTTCTTACGAAAAGCCCCCTTAGAGGCGGACTTTACGAGAGGCATTAACGCATACCCCGTTTCATCGGAGTCGGTCGGAAATTGACCGCAGTGCGGATCATGTCCTCGTTAACGCGCTTAGGCATACGCGGAGCAGGCATACGGGGCTTCTGCATCCGGCTGTTTTGGATCATGTCACCGACTGTTGCGCCGGGAGACACGCCGATTGGACCGGGGTTTTTCTTTCCGTACATGTTTTTTAGCCTTTTTTGGAGGATTTGGCGGGTTTTCGGGCGGTTCGGGCGGATTTTCTAAAAGCGGCATCCGTTGGAGCGCCCTTAGAACCCGGTTTACGCATCTTTTCGCCCGATCCCGCAGCGATTCGAGCGCGTTTAGCATGAATATTTGCATAAAGACCCTTTTTTGCAGCCATTTCAGAACCTATTGTGTTTGGAAATGTTTTGCGCCGCCGTAATCACTTGCAAATTCCAAGGCACATGCAGCCCGCAAACCGAATCATGCTTTAAAGGCACAATATGGTCAACGTGCCAGTTGACTTTTGTAAGTTTAGACCGTAGGGACGCGGTTTCGTAAATTTCTTTAAGCAGCCACTTGTCGTCTTCTGACAACCAAAGTGGAGATGCTTGGCGTTTTGCCGCCCTTCGTTCTGCGGCAGAAGCACGAAACAAGTGCATATTGGCTTTTTGGTACTCCAACATGCGCTTTTTAGCGCTTTCTCTGTTTTTTCGGTACAAGGCTAACGCTTGAGCCTTACGCGCTTCTTTGTTCTGCTGGTAGGCCTTCTTGTAATCACGTCTTTTCCCACCGGCAACTAATTTATGTTGCCGACAGCAATACAAGGCATTAGCCCGCTTGTGGCTAATATCGGCTTGGCAGACCAAACAGACTTTAGTCGTTAGCACTTCCATCGGCGCAAACTGGCTTTAGCCCGTTCTGCTGGGCCTTTCGCCTTTTTTACCACACCTGACATTCGAGAGCAAAAGGATTTTTTACGAGCCGCATCCTTCTTGGTTTTAGGATTTGGCGCAGGTGCCTTTAAATTGCTGCCGGTTGCTTTGTTATACCGAGCACGGCCTTTCGCGGTCAATCCCGCCCCTCTTGACACGGACTGCTTTTCTCCTCTACCAACTGAGAGGCTGACAGACTTCTTAGCCATTAAGCACCCATCCAAGTGTTGGTCATGCCGCTCTCGCGACTTGTAGTAATCGTGCGGGGACGCTCTCGGTATTCGCGGTGCGCTACGGGATACGCAAACGTGACGGCGATGGCGTCAGCAGCGTCAGGCGATGCAAGGCCACGCGCCTTCATGTCTTTCTTCGACTCCAGCAAGATAGAGCCAGAGGAATTAATTTTCTGTTTTGGTCCTGTCAGGTCGGCCTTTAACTGCCTATCATTGGGTAGCGCAGCGTCTTTCAGCCACGCTTTCATTTCGCCCCACAACTCTGCACGCTTGTTTTGCCACATAGCCGGGGTCTTGGACTTCCATCCGAAGTTAACGCCACGCACTACCTTATAGCGCTGCTCTTTCAAGCGATCAAGGATGCCGTAGCCTAGTCCGCCTTCGTCGAGGACGACGAGTGTGGGTTGGTACTCTTCAATCGCGTCGATAACTCGGCCAACAATCTCCATCGTGTCTTCTCCTTTGAAGCGCTTGATGGCGATAATGTCACGGCCCTGTCGGACTGCGATAACCGTCGAGTCCGCTCCACTTCGCGCCGGATCGACTCCGATAACTCGTGGCGCTGTCTCGTCCTTATACCTGTTACGAGCCATGGCCTGATCCACAAGGCTAGGCGGTATAAATTGGTCGTCACCTTCTGACGGAAATTCACCATAGACTTCCACCTTGGCTTGCGGTGAGTCGATGCCGTATTCGTCGATGATCTGTTGATACACCGACTTATCGGTTTCTTCAACGGTGCGAGCGTCAATGTTGCGGGTGTTCCAGAACGCACGCTTAGAATGGAACGCCTCGAAGAAATAGCCCTCGTTACGACGGGGGTTACTAAACGACATCCAAAAACGGTGCGGGGTGTTCTCCGTAAAGAAGCCTGCCGTCACCGACCAGATAGGGTCAGGGATACCGGACGCTTCGTCGAAGATCACCATAACGCCATCGAAGTTGTGGACACCGGCATACGAGTCGGGGTTCTCTTCGGACCACAGGCGACCTTCGACGGACCAGTAACGAGTACCTTTCTTAAGGTCACGCTCAACGAGTTCGGCGAGCCACTTAGCAGGCATCACGCGGGTGGCGCTAATCTCAAACCAATGCGAATTGATGAGCAATGCTGCCCACTTGGTGATTTCTGCCCATGTGATCGAGCGTAACTGTGCTTCCGAGTTGGCCGACACAATGGTTGTTGAGCCTATGCGGGTACTCAGCATCCAGAGGATAAGCCACGACACGAGCGCAGATTTACCGATACCGCGACCGGAAGCCGTAGCCATACGCAGGACTTCGTAGGAGGTTGCGGCCTTATTCTTCGCTACGTGGGCGGCGATGTCGCGCAGGATTTCCCGCTGCCACTTACGCGGACCCTTGAAGTGTTCTAAAGGCGTGCCTTTCTGGCCCCAAGGGAAAGCGAGTAGCACAAAGGCCTCTGGGTCGTCCTTAATCACGGGCGACCAGAGTTTGCTCATCAGCAACTCTTCTTCTTCGGGGCTATAGATCGGCTGTTGCATTAGTAGTTTTCTTCACCCGGAAGCGGTGCGCTCATCGAGCCACGAATAAAGTTCAACAACGACTGGTTCTTTTTGTCGGTGGCTATTTTCTTAAAGTTTTCAGTGTCGGAAGCATATTCGCCGCTCGTTTCCCAACGAGTTCGGCCAGTACCAATCCAAGCCCTAGAAAATGGAATACCTAACCGTTTAGACACCTTGGCCTTGTCGTGTATAGCGGCAATCACAGAAGCGGCTGACGGGCCATAATCTCTGGCGTATTGGTTGTAGATCGCCATTGACTCAGGGTCATTGACGTTAAATTCATTAGTTCCCAAATTCTCTCTGCCCTCTTTAAGAAGCATGGCAGTGACAATTTCAGGGGTTATGTTTTCTGCAACGCCGGGAACCTTGTTGCGAATGGCATCGCCAATGGCCGTTGAGTAAAGGCGGACCTCTTCCATATTGAACTTTTTAGGAAGCGTCTCTAGTTTTCCGCGACGACGGTCGTACCGATAACCCTCAACTTCTAATGGGGTGTTGTGACGAAGCAACGAGTCGGCGAAAGTAAATTTCTGCCCACCAAGCCCGTAATCACGTTTAGCGGTTTGTGTGGGCCAGTTAATGTATGGCGATTTCGCCAACGCATTAACGTCTTCTTTAGGCTCGGAACCGAAGAACGCCGCCAATCTATTCAACACTGACATGTTGTTTGCCCTCCGGTGCGTACTGTATCGCAGCGGGTTGCTCATGCGCTAATTGATCCGGCGTAGCGTCATATACGCGGCCCGCCAAGACGCGAGATTCTGCCTCTTGCAGCGCGGCGACAATACTAATCTGGGATTTAATGTCCACTTGGACTTGTTGCTTGGCAACCCATCCGTGAAGGTGGGTAAGCAGGGCGAGGGCTGCCTTGCTATCTCCCTCAAGCGCGGCAGAGCGCAATTGAGTCGCCGCCTCAACCTCAGAGTCCGCACGACCTTTCCCCTCGGCGACCGCAGCCGCGTTATCTAACTGGCAGAGTCTACGGTACTCGACGGGCAGCAACCCTGCCGCAAAGGCCAAGGCGTCACCTTTTAGCCCGAGTTTGGCGGCGTCGTAAATCTTTTGCAGAACCTCCGGCGATGCCTTCAGTTCACGAGGCGCAAAAGGAATGGACTTAAAGGATTCTGTTACGAGGTTCATACCGGAACTCTTTGCCAGAACAGGCGGGAACGTCAGACATCCAACCGTGGTGGGTGGCGTGGGCACACCAGACCTTTTCAGCAACCTTAGTCACCTCAGCAGCCCAGAAGCAAGAGCGGCATACCAGAGACTTGGCAGCAAACTCTGCCCACTCCAACTCCGACATACGTATCGACATAAGCGGACTGTAACAGAAGGTTTGGCAAGGAAGGAAGAGCAAGAGCAAATTGGGCTATGCCCAACTAGCCTGCTCTGGCGAGCAGCAACGTGCAGGGTGATCCTGCCGGGAGGCCGCGATCTCCAACAACCGTGGAGCCTGTGTGCCGAGGCGGAAGCGTCTAGGGATACGTTTAGTGCCTTAGATGGTGCATCCCTTACGGGCTGCTTCAGTTACCTCTCGGTCGCTACCAGCGCATCTGGTCAGACGTTGCTAATAAAGGATAACGGTAAAAGGTTTATTAGTGGAGAGGGTTAATAAAAAAATAAAAAGTTTTTGTGAGGGCATCGTAATCGTGACCGGCCAACGCCATGCCCTACCCCCCCTGTTGTTTTGCCGCAACACCCTGTTGTGCGTGTACCACAACCCTAGACGCGAATGGTTATCGTTATGCGTAATAGAATCGTTTGCAATGCGTAGATGTTGCGTAGATGCAACACGTTGCGTTTGTGCAACATGGTCATGACTTGTTGTTTTTTTGCCACGGATCGTGTTGTTGGAGCAACAGGACACGATAGGTCATTTAGGTCATGTCCTTTAAGTCGCTACAAATCCATCATCAAATTGAGTAAGAGTCTAATGACCTATTCTGTCCTTTTTCATCCTTTCGAGTGACATATCAGTAACTTGCAAGCGTTTCGGATGTTGTCCTTTTCTATGTCTATTCACTACATAAAAGACACTTTTACCCTGTAGATACGTTGCAGAATTGCACAGCATCAGGGCATGTATCTGCTGTAAAGAAATAGTTGACGACCTACCATCACTAGCGTATAAAGGAATCGTTGACAACAAACACGGAGCAATCAGCCATGTTCAACATTGAGAAGTCAGCATTCCGCAAGGGTGAATATGTAGGTTACGCAGATGGTTGCGTGTTCCATATCACCCGCACTAACAGCACTTACGGAAACTGGTTCGCCAGCGTCTCGCATGGCGACAACGTAGCGAAATACCGCAACGTCCCGATCTTCGCGCATCGCCTCTCTGATATGTCCGCGAAACTCTCAGCCCTCGCTAACTAACACGGAGCAAACAGCAATGAGCAAGAAATTCACGATTATGGTTGCAGTCGAGTTTAACGGAATCGACGCTGATGACGTTGACGCTCAAGACATTATTACAGAGCGAGTCAATGCAGCAACCGAAGACCTGCACAACCGTTTGCAGCAAACGCTACCGGCTCATGTCCGCGACCTCTTCGAGGTTAGCGTTCAAGCCTAACTGTACGAATCCACAAAAAAGATCGCGTAAACCTGTGAGGGAATAGCAATGCCATCAGCCACATTTGTATATCACGGCGCAAGCAAGACGATGACGGCAAGCCTTACGCCGTCCCGTATCTTCACCGTTGTCTACGGTATTTCGCCTAATAGCACAGAAGAAGAAGTCATCTTTAAGGGCAACATCTCGCAAGAAATGATTGCCAAGATTCTGCCGACTGCTACCGCTAAAGGCTTCACCTCGGTTCGCGTCACTCACCCGTAACGGAGCAAACAGTTATGACACAAGATTGGATGTTGTCAGAAATAGCACCCGAAGTGGTGCGGATGCTTAAGGCGGGTAATGGCCTCAACCTTTCGGAGCAATCACGCATAGATATAGCGATTGGCCTTGCTTTCGAGAAAGCCATGAGCCGCTTACCGATTGACGACGCCTCTGACCTTTATTGTGACCTTGACGAGAACTACAACCTCTACGTTGCCGCCATTCAGGAGATGTCCAAATGACTCGTTTTCTTAACTCTCTGGTGTTCGTAGGCTTCAGCGTCGCTCTAGCCTCTATCGTCCTCGACGACTTCCGGCTCGGTGCATTTAGCATCTGTGTCGCAGGTCTCGCTGCCCTTATCGACTACTGCCGCAACTAATAACCAAACACGGAGCAGACAATCATGGGATACACAATCAACGACACCGAATCCCGATACAACGGTTGGACGAACTACGCTACATGGCGCGTCAATCTGGAGATATTCGACGGGTTCGACCCCTCTGACTATTTCTCAGGCTTTGACGCTGACGATATCGACGCATTGGCTGACGGCCTGTCTGACTACGCTGACCAAGTGCTATTTGAGTGCGCTACCGTCGAGGGGTTAGCCGCTGACTACGCTCGCGCTTTCCTGTCGGACGTTAATTGGCGAGAGATTGCCGAACATATGGTTGACGCTATCAAGTCGGAGGTCGCATGAGCGCTTACACTCCCGCCCCTTGGTACGCCCTAGCCGAAGGCGTAACAGATGCCGCTATTGGTTACCGCGCAATTATCGATAGCGACGGCTATACAGTCTGCAACCCCTCGCCTATGGGTGAGGGAAACGCCCGTCTTATCGCTGCCGCTCCAGACTTGCTAAATGCTTTAGATGGTCTGCTTGATTATTTGCGCGACTACGATGCGGACTATCCAGAGGCCGCGCCCATTTTTGGAAAAGCCCGATCCGCCATCGCAAAAGCCACAGGAGAAAACGCATGAGCCG